TGTGCGGGATCACGATCACCGAAGAAATGCTGAGGGACGCCAAGGACTTCGTCAAAGTTGACAAGCCTGAGTTCGCCGACATCGCCGTGTTTCAGGAGTTGCCGTTCAGCGAGTATCACGCGGCCTTCATGCTCAGTAATAGGTGGGCGATTCAAAGCTCGGCGGCCACCAACGGAGTCGGCCGGATCGAAGTGACGCGCTCGCCGTGGATTGAGAGTCTGCGCGGGTTTTACAGGCATAAGTCGCTATGTTCATAAGTTTTGTCGGACCATTCGGAGATGTCAAAGAGGGCGCCATCGATGCAAACGGCGCTACTCTCGGGCAACTTCTCGGCTCCAATGCCGACGCGGTGGCCGGCTGCTTGGTCAACAACAAGCCGCGCGCTGAATGGAAGTCGTACCGCCCGGTAAAAAAAGATCGCGTCACCGTCCATCTTAAGACCGGCACTTATGGCATTGCACCGGCCGGGGCAGCGGCAGCCGGAAGCGCAGCGGCATACACCGGCGCGCAATTGGCGTTGATCGCCGTGATCAATACCGCGGTCAGCTTATCCATTTCCATGGCGCTCAGTGCGCTTATGCCCAAGCCGAAGAGTCCAAAGCTCGACAGCAAACGGGCAGAGGCGTTCGGCATTGCCGGATTCAACAACACCACTGGGCCGGGCACGCCGATTTTTACTTGTTACGGTCTCAACCGCGTGGCCGGCCACGTTATCGGCAGCGGCGCCACGCTATCTCAAGACGGTCTCTACATGGAGGGCAAAGTGCTGTACTGCCTCGGCGATGCCGGCGGGGACGGCTACGGCGCCATCACCGAGATCGAGCTCGACGGTATCAGCGCCGACAATTATCCAGATCTTCAAATCGACATCCGCTATGGCACCAACGATCAGACGGTTATTCCCGAATTTGAAAACGTAGAGCAACTCTGGGCGGTCGGCCAGGTCTTAAACTTCCGCTATGAGAATCAAGCGCCGCCTAACACCGGCGATCCGTACATCTATTCGACGCACAACAACACCGTTCAACGCGCCGTGGTGTTTTTGCAGTTTCCCGGTGGACTCAACTACTACAACGACAAAGGAGAGATGCGCAGCGCCCACGTCGCCATCAAGGTAGAGCGGAAAAAAAGCGGCGATCCCGATTGGATCGTCTGCGATATGTCCACCTGGGGCAACGAGAATCATTACGACAATCTGCTTTGGCACAGCGAGCGACGGATAAGCGAGTTTTTTCGGACCTTCACGATCGACTTTCCCGAGGCGGCGACATGGGAATTGCGTTTTACGATCATCGCCGTCAATGGCAATAACGGCAATTCGCCTCTACAGGCCAGCCAGGCCGGGGCTGTCAGGGTGGTGGTCTACAATATCCAGGAAGTCGAATTCACCACGTCTGCCTATCCCGGCTTTGCCATAGTCGGAGTCAGTCGCATACCGGCGCGGCAAATCTCCAGCTTGGAAGCGGTCAGGATCTCCGCGCTAGTCCAGGGCAAGAATATAAAAATCCCTGATGGCGCTGGCGGCTACTCGCTGGCCCCATCCCGTCAACGCTGCTGGATCGTCCGTGACATCATGACCCATCAAGTCGTCGGCATGGGCAACGAGATAGCCGAGAGCGAGATAGACGACGCGCAATGGTTGGAATCACAAAACTACTACGACGTGAACAACGACGCCACGATAGTCGACCAAGACGGCAACATGGAAGTTAGGGATTACTGCGATGTGGTCGTCAACGAGTCGCGCTGGGACTGGGACTGGGTGCGCTCGATTGCCGGGGAAGCGCGCGGGCGGATCGTGCCGTCCGGGCTGTATTGGAAATACGTTATCGACCGTCCTGGCGATCCTGGACTGCTTTATGCCGAGCCTGGCAATATCATCGAAGGGTCGCTGCAGATCGAAATCTCACCGCCTGAAAAAGAATTTAACCAGGTCATAGCCGAATACCGCAACGCCGCCGACAGCTACCGCCCGGATATCAGCGATCCGATCAGCGATCCCGAGATAGGTGTCAGCGTCATCCAGGAGGCGCTGCGCTACGACACCCTTACCCGCGAGTCCCAGGTGCTGCGCGAGAACATGATCGTACTCAAACGGGCAGCGTTGGAACGGCGCCGCTGGTCGTTTACGAGTCCCATAGGCGCGATTGTCAGCGAGCCGTTGGACCTGGACTACATCGCGGAGAGAGAGATCGGCGGCGACGGCGCCTATACGGGATTTCTCCCGGCTGGGTCGACCACGACCACTGTTATTCTGCCGATGATCGTCACCATCGAGCCCGACCTGACTTATGTCATCGTGGTGCAGAATCCTGGGAACAACACCAACGAGATGCGCGATGTCAGCACGGCCGCCGGGACTTGGGGCGCGGTAACGGTGACAGCGCCATTCACCACAACACCGCAAGAAGGCGATCTATTTGCCCTGGGACTGCTAACCGTCAGCCCGATCGTCACCCGCGCGCAGGACTTGGAGATAGACTCCGAGGGGCGCGTTAGGCAGATCCGCACTCTATACGATCCGGCCGTCTACACTCCTGACCCGTTGGAATCTGCGCTCTCCCGGCGCAATTTCGTGCTCCATGCTGTACCGCCACTTCCGCTCCGCGATGCGTCGGTAGTCGAGCAGATAGTAAGGACGCGCGACGGCACGCAACAGTCTATCCTGATATTCAACATTACGCCCGGGCTGCCGCATTCGGCGGGAGTGTCGCAAGGGCAAGGCGTAGCCGCGTGGCATGTCATTTTTGCTAACTCGGAGCCGCATATACCTTCGCAGGAAAATTGTTTCGTCGGGGCAAAGTTGACCATCAATGGAATTACTGGGCGCATAACTTCTTACAATGTAACAAATTTGCAGGCATCGCTAGATACGTCGGTAGCTGTCAATCCCGGCGATCAATATGTAATCGAGTGGCCGAAGTACAGCGAGACATCAGGCTTCAAGGTAGAGATCATGGATGTTCCAGCAGACCCTGGGTTTGCAGCGGATATAGAATGGGGCGGGCAATCGGCGGAGTGGGCGCTATTCGGCAAAACTTACGGCACCCGCTGGGAGTGTAATGCCGGCGATCAACGCGGCGAGTATTTTTTCCGCTTCACGCCGTTCAACGCCGCCGATGTGGAGAATCGACGCGCGCGGATAGTCAAGCGAGTCACGATAGTCGGCGATCAGGTCGCGCCAGTGCCGCCCTATCAGCTAATTATGGCCGACCATTTGAAGCAAGTCTCAGTAGACATCTACCAAACACTTCCATGCGCCGAGGATCTTAACGGCTACGACGTGCAATTTTACTTGGTGGCAATTCCAGACTGGATACTCCTGCGCGAGGTATCAGTTCCGGCTGCACAGAGCGACGACGCGAGTGGATTTATGATGCGCCGTTACACCGCCAATTTTTCAGAGCGTTACTATGGAGAGACTATTATTGCGCAAGCGCGCAGCCGAGACTTCTCCAACAATCGCAGCGCCTGGACACTGTCGGGCAACGGCGTGGTTCTAACGCCAGCGCAGCAAGGAGACATCGGCGTCGGCGCTCTCACCGACTTTGCCGAGTACGTCAACGACGCTTCCCTAAGTGGGGATATTGTTCCGGTGGATAGTGCTTCGCTAACCCTCCAAACCACTGGCAGGCCGGTCTTGTTGCAAGGGCAAATGTTTTTTACGAATCCCAGTGATTTAGTTGGTGTCTCAATGCAAGTAGAGTTGCGCCGGGGCGCGGAATACGCTGGCAGCACGCTGATCGATACAATGCCGACATCAATGGGTGCCGACGTAGCTAACTCTGTGAATACATCTCAAGTAACCCTTCAGCGCATAGATTGGCAGCCTGCGGGCGTTCACACCTACAAACTGTGGATCGTTACGGTATCGGGAGATACTGCGATTGCGAGTTTGAGGCGTTTCCTGGCATTGGAAATCAAAGACAAGGATCAGGCGGCTTAGATGCTCAAACGATACGTCATATACGACCCGACCACCGGAGAGATCACCGGGCGCATCACCTGCGACGAATTGCAGGCCGTCCATTATCCTACGCGCAAAGAAATTACCGCCGTGGAATTCACCGAGCGACCGGAGTTGTTCCAAAGGGTAGACGTAGCCGAGCAGGCGCTGGTCGCGCTTTCTGAGCAAGAAGCATTGGCTAAGGGCGCGGATCAGAAATTCATCGATGAGAAGATCGCGGCAGGGCTGATGACTAAGACCGAGGTCGAAGAAATATGATGAACTTGTGGACTACAACCAAGTTACTCAGTCTTGAGCTATCGTTGCGCCGGAAAATTATATTCTATGCGCCGCTGCTTTACAGCCTGGATTTCGACGGCATCGATCCGGTCTACTATACTAGGACGGGCGCGGCTAATGCTTGGTATCGGGGAGGACAGAGAACTATTGCGGCCGACGTTCCACCGTTCGAATGGACCGGCGATACGCCGGAGGGGCTGTGGTTGGGAGCGACAGCGGATTTAATTTACAGTTATGCAAACTCGCTGAGCGATGCTAACACAGTCATTTGGTTTGAGAACTCCGTCCCTAAATCTACTCCTACAAATACCAACCCGTTCGACAGTTACACGAGATGGATAGGCACGAAAGACATCCATATCAGTCACGTGGTCAAGGCTAACGCCGTCCTTGCGAATTCTGAAATCGTCTCGATTCAAACGGCATTAGCAGGTACGGGGCAGGTCATCACACCGCCTACGCCTCCACCGGCCGCGCCGCAGGTATGGTCCGGCACGTTTGTTACCGAGACTCCCGCGGGCGTGCGCAATGGCAGCAACGTGACGTTTACCTTGAGTCAGACACCGGACTTAGCCACGCTGCTGCTTTTCTGTTTTGGCATCGGCGCGTTGGAGAGAGTGGGGGCGACACCTGGAAATATGGAGTTCACGATTTCGGGGACCACGATCACCATGGGGCTTGCACCGAATACTGGATATCCGTTCCTCGCAAATTATAGGGCGGCTTGAGTTATGGGATGGGTCATCGAAAGAGTTGTGCCAGCGGCTGATGGAAACAACACTACGTTTTCCATCACTACGGCGCCGGAGCCGGGATCGCTGCTTATGTTCTTCCCGGTGACGCCCTGGGAACCCGTGTACGGCGGCACGCCAAGCGGCATGCAGTTCGGCATCGCCGGCACGACAATAACTTTTGGCATTGCGCCAGCAGCGGGCAGGACGCCGTGGTGCCGTTACTACGTCGATGTTTGAGGAAATTATGAAAAAACTTTTATTCACGCTTTTGGCATTTTGCGCGCTGGTACAAAGTGCGTCGGCGCAACAATATATTGATCCAAGGATCATACCTCCGGAGATAATGCGCGACAACGAACTCATCCCTACCGGCGAAACGAATGCGATTTGTCTCAGCGGCACGGCTACACCAACCCCGTCGATCACGCTCTGCTCGACTTTGAATCTCACCGGCAAGACCGTCTTGATGAAACTGCCCGAGTACACGGTGGCGACTCTACCGGCGAGTCACCCTCTGGCGATAGTCACCGACGGCAACAGCGCCACGGACTGCACCACGGGCACCGGCGCGACGCGCGTAATGTGTCATTGGAACGGCTCGGCGTGGGCCGCGATCGGCGGCGGCGGCGGTGTCGGCGATCCCGGCAGTAACGGCATTGCTGTCAGATCGGCGCTCAATACCCTCATCGCCAGGACCATCACAGGGACAGAAGGCACCGTGACAGTGACCAATGGTGACGGCGTGGCGGGCAATCCGACACTGACAACTGGCAACAACGTGCCGCTGTTGAATGGCACCAACGTATTCACTGCAACAAACTCGTTTACCTCGAAACTCATCGCGCCGCTCAAGGCGACGCCCGGCGACTTGGGGCTGCTTACCAACGGCGAAGTGTTCATCGACGGCGAGCTGGTCAAGTACAAGTCAAACACCGGCACCGTCTATGCGTTATTCAAGATAGGTGATCCGATCGTCAGATCGAGCAGTCATACCGTTGATCCTGGCCCTACCGACGATTCATTGCTTGGTTACATCGTAGGCGATCTCTGGATAAGTACCCAAAACACTGCTAGCCCGGATGACGACACTGTGTTTGTAGCCGCCGCGCTGGACGTTGGAGCCGCCAAATGGATAAACATTGGCACCGGAGGGACAACGCCGTCATGGCAGCAAGTGATGGATATCGGGCGTATCGTCGAGGCCGATTGCAGCAATCCGGTGAAGATCGCCAAGCAGGGAGACCCGACGACATATTTTAAGATTTGCCACGACACCACAGACGGGCCGCAATTCGTTCCCGTTATCGCTGGCGTGGAAAATGCTGCCAACAAGCGCGTCAAACTCTCTGATACTTTTGATTGGTGCATACTCGATAGCGATAACATATGCCTTTTCAAACTCACCGAGGCGGGGGTGTTCTCGGGCTCGGCAATCAAGAAGACCGTTGAAGTGGTGCCGTTCGATTTCACCACCGATGTCGCCACCGGCGACGGCAAGTTCTATTTCCGTGTGCCGACGACCATCGACGGCTATTCATTATCTAACGTCAAAACCAACGTCATTACCGCGGGCACGACCAATGCGACAACCATCGGCATCGACCGCTGCGCGGCGGCTACCACCGGCAACGTTTGTAGTGGCACCGTTACCGATATGCTCGCCACCGGCTACTCGATAGACAGCGGGGAAAACAGCAGCAGCGATGCCGCGACACCTGGGGCTTTGAGTGCAACACCGGCGAATCTAATCGTTACCGCCGGGCAAATAATACGGATCAATGTTGATTCTACCAGCACTACTCCAGCGAAGGGGCTGATTGCTGAATTAGAGTTCACCGCGCCATGAATAAACTACTCGCCGCACTTCTAACTATTCTGCTTGCCTCGCCCGTCCATGCCTTCCGCTTCGAGGTTGGTGTCTACAGCGGCAACGGCGCCGATGGCAGAGACATTTCCACCAGCGCGTCGTTTGCTATTTCAGCCATGATTATAAAGTGCAACGGCGCGACACACGCAACGATGAAAACGTCGTCCATGGCGGCTGACGCCGCTGACGATCTTGGCGGCGGCGGCGGTATCACCACCAACAAGATTCAATCCTTTGGAACCGGCACGTTTCAAGTTGGATCGAGCAGCACGACCAATGTCAGCGGCACCGACAACTGCTTTTACGTCGCATGGGGCGCCGATGCCAACAACGACTTGGCGGTTGGCACTTATGTCGGCGACGGGAATGACCTTAGAGATATTGTCATCAGTCCAGCATTTCAACCGGGCGCGGTCATTCTGGCAAGTGAGTCCGATAACGCAAACGTGTGGCGTGTAAGTGCGATGTCGGGTGAGGGCGATTTCTCGCTCCGTTTTGCCGCATCGCCCGCTGCTGCTAATTTAATTCAAGCATTTAACGCAGACGGCTTGGAGATAGGCACTGATTTTATCGTCAACTACGCCACGGGCGGAACTGTCGATTATTATCCGTTGGCCGTCAAGGATGTTACCAATTACACGGCATCGGGAACTTATACCGCTGGTGGATCACCTTCAGACGGGCTGGCAATTACCGTCGGCTTTCAGCCTGACCTCGTGATTGTCAAAAGCGATACCAACGCCGGCGTAGGTGTAGTCCGCACTTCCGCCATGACTGGCGATTTCGCGTGTCCGATGACCAACGTCGCCTGCAATACAAACTTCATCCAAAGTTTTACAGCAACGGGATTTACCATTGGCACCAGCGCCAGCGTGCAAAGCGCCGGTGTCAAATACTGGTGGTACGCAATCAAGACTCCGGTGTACGCAGGCGGTGGGGGATCGACAAGACGTGCCCCTATCATCATCCAATAGCGAGGTATCGATATGAAAAAACTATTGCCAATTTTGTTCTTGCTTTTGTGGGCAGCTAACGCTGAGGCATCCACGTACTGGATTTCCCGATCCGGCAACGACGCCAATAACTGCTTCGCTTCGGTTGCCAAACCGACCGTGGCCACCCAGGCGCGCAGGACTATTCTCGGTGGTCTAGCGTGTCTTGCCGGCGGTGACACTCTTAAAGTGGAAGCGGGGACTTATACGGAGATAGCGGGATCGACTTCCGCGTTAGGACAAGCCACATCGTACCGCGTGATACGCGGCTCCGATATTCCAAATGGGCCGTCTACATCACAAAAAACCACGATAGAATGCGAAACGGTTCCGGTAGTATCTGGCCGCAATCATCCTACCTGCATCATGCAACCAGCGGCGGGTGGCGTCTATATTTTCTATTTCTCAGGTTCGGGAGATAGCAGGCAAAACATAAGATTTAGAGGATTCAAAATAGACAACACCAACAATGCAGCAACGCAGAGTCATGTAATGCGTATATCCGGCTCAACCTGTACGAATTGCGAGTTTGTGAGCATTTCCGCTGTTAATACCCGGCAAATGACTCAAGGTGGGAGTGGATATGCTGCTTCCGGTGATACGGCATATTGCCCTAATATACTATTCGAGGATTTGTGGATCAGTAATTGGGAGGAGTACGACGACACTGGGGCGGTCGGCAGTCATGGCATATACAACCATTGCACCAACGCTACGATGCGCGATCTGCTGATCGAAAATCAAAGTGGGCTAGGGATTCAATACTACAGTTCTACCGGCGTGCAGTTTTCTGGCGGGTTGATAGAGAGATTTTTGATCTTAAATTCTGGCAGGCGTGGGCTTTATGTTGGCGGCAGCAATACGGGTGGAGCCGTGGTGCGATATGGAGTTGTAAAAAACTCAGGTACTAATGCTACTGGAACAGCAGAGCCGACTGGAGCTGGCGTTTATTCCGGTGGTGTTAATAGTAGCGTTTACCATGTTGTTTCAGTAAATAATTATCATTCAGGAATTTACTGCGGTTCTACTTGTACGGCAAAGAACAACATTGCGCTCGACAACGGAACCACCAACATCATCAACAGCGCCGACGCCAGCAACCGCACCACGGGCACTCAGGCGAGCCTTTTTATTAACCATCCGGGAAACGATTTTAACCTGATTGAAAGCTCTGCCGCGATCGATGCTGGAACGGCCATCAGCGGGCTAACATCAGTCGGCAGCGCACCGGATCAGGGGGCATACGAAGCCTGCATACGAGCATCGGCGGTCGTCGAAAACGCCACACCGACAATTTACTCGGTCAGCTACTCATGCCCAAGCCAGAGCATTCGTAACGGGGTCGGTCTACAAACTCCTACAGAGGGTAATTGGGCGGTCCGCGATGATGGCGCCGGGATGACCGAGAATAGCGCCGCTGTCCGCGGCACCAGTATTGTTGATATTACCTTGAGCGCGTCCCTAACGGGTGGCGTTGTCGATGACGCCATGACGCGATCCGCTGCACCTACACTCTCAGGCAGTTTTGCTATCGGCGGCATCTACGACAAGGTACGCACTCATGCGGCGACGGCGGGCACCAACAATATCGGCGCGCAGCCAGGCGGGCCCGGCAAGGTCGCCGACATTAGCGGCGGCCTGAAAGCGATCGTGGACCTGTGCCGGCAGAAGGCGCCGCGGGCCACCATCATC